CTACGGCACGCTCGACATCCCAGGCACCGACTTCAAGATCGAGGCGAGCGAGGAAGACCCGGCTGCACTTATCACGCTCTACGAAGAGGTGGCCGGCGGATGGCGTGCGACCGAGACGCAAGTCGGGCACAAGGTGGCGACGCTCACGAAGATCGACCCGCTGCCAGAGCCGCCCCCGGTTGAGGAAAAGGACTACGGCAAGCCCAGGCGGAAGGGGCGGAAGCGTGGCTAAGTACGACCACATCGACTTCACGCCCCCGGCGGGCGTGCGGTCAGAGGCACAGAAGGGACTTGATTGGCGAAGCGAGTACGGACGCGGCGGCACGGCAGTCGGCGTGGCCCGCGCTCGCGACCTGAGCAACGGAGTGACGATCAGCCCAGAGACGGCACGCCGAATGAAGGCGTACTTCGACAGGCACGAGATCGACAAGCAAGGAAAGGGCTACCGCCCAGGCGAAGAAGGTTGGCCGTCGGCCGGCCGCATCGCCTGGGCGCTTTAACTATGGGGCGGAGACCCCGGGCAGGATTGGGCGAACAAGTTGGTGAAACAAATGAACGCCGCAGACGAGGAAGGCAGGAGCATCATGGGCAACATCGAACGCAGGGCGCTGGCGATTGACGAGGTGGAGTCGGCGGTGCCGCTCCTGGCGGTTGAGAGCCGCAGTGCCGAGGATGGCAGCGAGCGCCAGTGGATCGTTGGCTACGCTGCGAAGTTCGGCGTCAACTCGCTGGACTTGGGCGACTTCGTTGAGCGGATTGATCCCGGTGCGTTTGGCATCGTTGCCGAGCGGCGCGGGCGGAAGAAGCCGCTCGAAACTCGCGCTCTCTGGAACCACGATGCAAACTACCCGCTGGCGCGTTATCCCGGCACGCTGCGGATGAACGTAGACGAGATCGGACTGCGGTATGAGTTCCCGGTGCCCGACACGACCTACGGCCGCGACATCGCTTCAAACATCGAAGCGGGAATCGTGCGCGGCTCGTCGTTCTCGTTCCAGATCGCACCCGGCGGCGAAGCTTGGAGCGTTGAGGAAGGGCGGTCAATTCGCACGGTGACGCGAGTGGACTCGTTGATAGATTTGGGTCCAGTCTGTTTTCCCGCGTACCCAGATGCAGATTGCACCGTGGCCCAGCGGTCGTTCGACGCCTTCCGTGTTTCGCAATTCGCGAACAGCGAACGTGCTATCGCCGCAGCCAAAAAGGCCGCAGACCTCCGCAAGTATCTCCGCACGCATGGCCGCTAGTGGCGATTCCTGCCCTCGTTGTCGAGATGGCCGCCTAGCGGTGGCGTCGTCGCAGCGGTCTGGCGAATACCAGACTCGCTATCTGCGGTGCTGCCGGTGTGGCAACACCGACAAGCAGATCATCCACGGCACCGTGATCAGGCGGAAGTCTTTTACTGCCGACCGTGCGTAACTGCATGGTTTGAAGGTGCGCCCCGTAGTTTCGGGATAGACGGCGACTGACGCCGCAGCCCGAACACAGGAGCCCACACCGTGGACAAGATCAAGGCACTGCTCGACGAACTGGCCGCTGTTGTCGCTGAAATGTCCGCGATGACTGAGGACGCCCCCGAGGGCGAAGAGGCCGCCGCTCCGATGTCTGAGGAGCAGGAGGCGTCCCTGCGGTCGCTCGAGACTCGTGCCGACAAGCTCCGCGAGCGGATCGAGTTCCTGACCCGCGTGCAGGCCAAGGAAGTCGAACTGCGTGCCGTGCTGGAGCGCGGTGCCCCGGCCAAGAAGATCGAGACTGTCACCCCCGAGGAGGCTCCCGCCGTGGAAAGCCGCAAGATTTTCGCCGTGCCCGCGTCGCATCGCCCCCTCAAGGGCTTCAAGTCCGAAGAGCGTGCCTATCGTGCCGGCATGAGCATCAAGGCTTCGCTGCTGGGTGACGAGGAGGCCCGTCGGTGGTGCCTCGATCACGGCGTCGAGAGCCGTGCCCAGGCTGGCGGCATCAACTCGCTCGGCGGTGTCCTGGCCAATCCCGAACTGTCCAGCGAGATCATCCGGCTCGTTGAGGAGTTCGGCGCGTTCCCGGCCAACGCTCGCACGGTCACGATGAACAGCGACACGCTGCTGATCGCCCGCCGCGTCGGTGGCCTGTCGGCAAAGCCGATCGGCGAGAACGCTGCCCCCGATTCGACGAACGTCACCTTCGACAACGTGCAGCTGGTCGCGAAGCTGTGGGGCGTCGACAACCGCGTTCCGATGTCGCTGGTTGAGGACTCGGTCATCGACCTCGCGGACGCGATGGCGGTCGAGGTGGCTCAGGCGTTTGCCGAAGCCTTCGACAACAGCGGCTTCATCGGGACCGGCAACGGTGGCAACTACCACGGCACCACGGGTGTCGCGGTCGCCATCAACGACGGCACCCACTCGGCCAGCATCTATCAGGCGACTTCCAGCCGCGACCAGTTTGAGGAGCTGCTCCTGGCGGACTTCTCCAACACGGTGGCCAAGCTGCCGCTGTACGCCCGGCGGAATGCCAAGTGGTACATCTCGCCGGCCGGCTACGGCTCCTCGATGCTTCGCCTCATGGTGAGCACCGCGGGCAACAACGCGGCCGACGTGGCCGGAGGGGCTGGCCTCCAGTTCCTCGGCTTCCCGGTCGTGCTGTGCCACCCGCTTGAGTCGGGCCTGACGGGCACCACGGGCAAGATCGCCTGCCTGTTCGGTGACCTGTCGCAGGCCGCTACCTACGGCGTGCGTCGTGACATCAGCGTGAAGACGGATGCCAGCCGGTTCATCGAGTATGACCAGCTGCTCACCTTCGCCACGGCCCGCGTCGCGATGGTCGCTCACGACCTGGGCGACACCAGCAAGGCTGGCCCGCTCGTCGGTCTCAAGTTCGCCTGACCAAACCCTTTGACCCTCTAGGAGACAGTGAACGTGAATCATCTCGAAGCCACCAAGACGGTTGTGGGTGACTCGGCGGCGGGCACGGCCGGCACGGCGACCATCACGATCGACACGCTCGGTTTCGCCTACGCCTCGGTTGACGTGGTCGTGGCGAAGTCGTCCACGGCGTCGCACACCGCGGCGTCGGTCCTGAACTCGCTGGCCCTCTACCAGGGCGACACGACGGCGGCTACGGCTTCCGTCTACACCGTGTCGGCCCCGGCCGCCAGCGTCGCGGTGACGAGCCAGGCGTCGGTCGTTCGTCTGGACCTCGACCTCCGCGGCAAGCAGCGGTACGTCAAGGTTGACGCCTCTGCGGTCGGCTCGCTCGCGACCAACATCGTGGCGCGGCTCGGCAAGGCCGAGGTTGGCCCCGATTCGGCCTCCGAGATGGGCGTGCTCGCGAAGTACAGCGGCTGATACTTGACAGCCTCACGATATTGAATGGCGGGTGCGGCATAACGTCGCGCCCGCCATTCTCGTTTTGAGGCAAAACATGATCGTCAAGGTCGGCAGTACGGACGTAGACGTGCGGATCGAGTGCGTGATGTCTGGCCCGCGGTTCGGCCCGATTGCCAACATGTTCGGCTGGGCTCAAGCCCTCATGCCGCTCGGCATTCGCCCCACGCTGGGGCAGGGAGCGTTGTGGGGTCCGGTCCTGCAGCGGTGCCTTGAGCAGTTCGTTGACAGCACCGAATACATCCTCTGCACAGACATGGATTCGTTCTGGGGTCGGAAGGACGTTGAGGCGATCGTGTCGCTGGCAATGGCATTCCAGTGCGACGCTATCGCGCCGATTCAGGTGAAACGCGAGGACGGTCGTCCTATGTTCACGCTGCCCGGCACGCTCGACAATCCGCCTCCAGGCGGCAAGACCGAACTAGATATGTCGTGGTTCGCGGAGCCGGTGCAGGAGGTGGACAGCGCCCACTTCGGCTGCACGCTGATTTCCACCAAGGCATTGAAGCGAACGCCGAAGCCGTGGTTCCAAGACCATCCCAACGCCGAGGGGAAGTTCGGTGACGGTCGCGTCGATGCTGACATCTGGTTCTGGAGGCAGTTCCGCCGCGGCGGCAACCGCGTCTATGTCACGCCGCGCGTGACGATCGGCCATGGCGAGTGGGTCAGCGTCTGGCCCGGCAAGGATCTCAGGAGCCCTGTTTTCCAATACGTGGGCGACTACACCGAGAACGGAAAGCCACCAACTGCATGGAATGTAGGTGAATCGTGAAAATAAGACTGTTGAAGAACTACTCGACGTACAGCGTCGGCACGCTGGTTGATTGCGAAGACGCGACCGCCGTCCGTCTGATTCGTGACGGCATCGCGGAGCGTGACCAACAACTGGACCTGATCGAGACGGCAGCGGTCGAACCCGTCGCGGAACGGGCCGACGTGACACCACGAAGGACTACGCGACGTGCGGTATCGAAGCATCAAGACCCTGACGCATCCGAAGGTTGAGCCCGTCAGCCTAGCCGATGCAAAGGCACACTGCCGCGTCGATACCGACGCCGACAACGCCTACATCGCATCGCTCATCACTGCGGCCCGCGAGTGGTGTGCGGCCTACTGTGATGAGACGTTCGTACACACGCGGTACATGATGACCCTCGACTCGTTCCCGACGAACGAAGTCGAACTGCCCCGGCCGCCGATGGCAACGCATACGGCCTACACTGCGGTCACGGTGACGTACACGCTCGAGAACCAGACCACGGCTACGCTGGCGGCGAATCAGTACCGGGTTGACCGTGACAGCGTGCCCGGCGTCATCCGCACGCTCTACAACGGCTCATGGCCCTCGCATCTGATGGACTACAACGCCGTCACGGTGACGTGGTGGGGCGGAAAGGGCGAGGACGGCACGGACGTAGAGCAGCGGATTCGCAACGCCATCCTCTGGCTCGTGGGCTACTGGTACGAACGGCGCATGGCGGCCGATGGTATTTCCATGACGGAGATTCCGTTCGGCGTGAAAAGCCTTCTCGACTCTGCGAAGTGGGGGTCATACCTGTGAGCGTACTTGGCAAGTTCGCCATCGACGTGCAGTTTGCCGACTCGGCCACGGCGACCGGCGTGCGGGCAGTGAAGACGATCACGCTGCAGCACGCGACCGAATACGACTTCGGAAAAATCGCCATCGTGGCCGGCACCTGCGGCACAGCTGCGGTCAGCGTTGCCGTGGCTCCAACCACGTACAAGGATTCCGCTGGGTCTGCCGTGTCGTTTTCAAGCGTGAGCCGGGCGGCGTTTTCCGCAGACGCTGCGGGCCGCGTGAAGTGCGACGGCACCGGCGATTGGACGCTCTATTCCCGTGCCGGTCAGGTTGCCGTTTCGGAAGCGTTCGAGACGGCGTCGTTCTCGATCTCCACCACGGCGGGCACGTCGGCCTGGACCTTGGTGATGTATGGCGATTGATCCCGGCAAACTCCGCGAGCGAATCATCGTCCAGCAGGCGACCGAAAGCCGGAACGCTCTGGGCGAGACTACGCAGACGTGGGGCACGTTCGCTGAACGCTGGGCCAGCGTTGACGGCATATCGGCCCGCGAGTTCCTGACCAGCGGACAGCAGCAAACGGAGATCACGCACCGGGTTCGGATGCGGTATCTCGACGGGCTGAACTCAAACATGCGGGTTTCGTGGCGGGGCCGCATCCTCGAAATCGCGTCGTGCCTGGAGCACGCGAACCGCAGCGAACACGAACTGCTCTGCACGGAAAGGGTGGACTGAATGTCGGTCATTCAAATCACCATCGACCAGCAGGAACTGCGCAACATGCAGCAGGCGCTCGGGAGCCTATTTCAAGACAAGGCAAAACAGGCGACGGCGATAAAGGCGGCTCTCGAAAAGGCCGTAAAGCCGGCGCTTGAGAAACTCCGTGATGTAACGCCACAGGGGCCGACCGGAAACCTCCGGCGGGCGGCGCGTTCAAAGGTCGTGAAGTACCCCAAGGACGGCGCAGCAGTCGGGCTCATTGGATACAACCGCGCCGGAAGTGAATCATCTGCTAGTGCAGCCGGCGGAAGCGTCCGAGCCGGGCCAGACCGGGCGTTTCATCAGTGGTGGCTGGAGAACGGCACTGACGAGCGGCTTATTGACAAGATGACTGCCGTCAGGGCTTACAGCCGCAGCGGGTTTTCTCGCGGTGCATTTCAGCGTGGCGAATACAAGATGACCCGCAAGGGCAAGACGTTCGCCGTGCGGGCACATCAGATTGGCGGTCACGCCGTTGCCGGGCACGCCGTCCAAAACTTCAAGGCGGCCGGGTACTACTACGCATCAAGTTTTCGCAAACTCGGACCCTTCAAGATTTCCAGCCAAGACGGAAAGACGGTGCAGACCAACCCGCCCTATCCACAAGCGTTTTTTAAGAAGTCGAGAGATCCGATCCGTATCCCGCCCATGCGTCCCGGCGGCCTCGGTGGTCGCCCTCCCGTTGAGACGGCGTTCCGAGAGTCGCAGCAGGCGATTGCGGAGATCCTCCAGCGTGAACTACGCCTGACGCTGGAGCAGGCAATCAGCACCATCAGCCGCTCGTCACAGGGGACCATCACGCCATGACAAAGATTCCTGAGCAGCTGGTGATGGACCAACTGGAAAACGACCCAGACGTGGCGGCCCTGTTGGGAGGCCGGATCTACCCGGTCATCGCCCCAGCCTCTGCGGCCCTGCCGTTTGCCACCTGGCGGCGGTCAAACGTGACCCGCGAAATGACGCTTGGAGGCCCGCTAGGGATGCCTACGGTGTC